TTTGTGCCAAGTATTCGGTGGAACCCCAAGCGGTATCCTGTTTTCTCTCTTCGCTCATATTTCTAAATCAAAAAGTTGTTTCTTGAAAATTTTAAAGTTCATTTCAATGTCATAGAGGGCATCATGGAGCCTTTTGGGGTCATGGTCAATATTATATTTCTTTAATAGAGTCGCCTGAGAAGTCCTCAAGCCCCTTTCCTTGTGATTGAGCAGCCTGTACTGCCAATTGATAAAATTTTCTTTCTCGACAGGAATATCCTTGGCGATGGCTGTAGCTAAAGATTTTGTATCTATAATCCTATTAACATAAGAGTGGTCGGCATCCATACCCATCAACCTACGCCACACATTAACCATATAAACATCAAAGCCCAGAAGGTTCTGCCCCACGATCAAGTTGTCTTCGTTATACAAATCGTGAGCAAACTTTTGCCAAACAACATTTGGAGGCATTGATTTCTTGGCATAATCATTATAAGAGAAGCCAGTGACTCTTGCTGCGCCTTCCGATACATTTAAGTTAGGCCAATGAATAAAGAAATCTCTTTTATCGATTATCTTATCACCCTCCACAAGTAACCAAGCGACCTGCCAAGGCCGAGAAGTTACCAAGTTTAAGCCCTCAGTCTCGGTATCGAAAACAACGTATCGTTGTTTCTTATTAAATCTCAGTAGTGACTCATGCATATTGTAAATAAGACTCAAGACAGAATTCATTACTGCCAAAGTGATTGAGGTTTGGGCTACTTAATGAGGCGGCTCTCCCAAAGTTTCTATTACAGAGAACTTTATAGGTCTGAAGCGCCTCAACGTCTGACTTGTTTTTATATAGGATGGTTTTTACCCGCTTCACTGGTCTACCAATCCCCTCAGCGAACTTCATCACCTTTTCAGCCACCAAACCATCAAATGGCAACCCGTTTACTTCCAACCAAAATGTCGGAAGAATGTTGCTAAAATCAGGAATGCATTTCTTAAGATGCATTTGGTTATTAAAAATGAAAGAGTCGTAAAAAGGTATAATTAGATTAACATCTTCCGTCCAAATGGAGTTTAAGTATTTAAAATCAATTTTCCCTTCTCCCACGGTATTTGCGTGAGAATAAATTTTATTCAAAAGCCGACAACCATTATCGTTTTTGGCAAAAATAATCACCTTATGCTCGGAGTCATCCTCTTCTCCAATCTCATTGCAGCAGCTTATGCGTAAGCCAAAAAGAAGGCGAATCTTTTCTTCTTTGCAGATATTATGGGCCTTCACAAAGCCCGTCATGGTATCCTCGACCAAAACAAGTGGGTCGATCTGGTGTTCTTTGCAGATTTCAATAATGCTATCCGCACCGCCCTCCGAACTGGTGGGATCGAGCGTTAGGATACTTTTCCCTATGGAGAATGTAGACTTGAATACTGGTGTCATTTCTCTAACATAGCACCCTATCACTATGCGTCAAGAAGAATGTGCTGGGCAACCCTCATAATATTTCATTTCATACCCGCCGCCCTCAGGCACTAATTTCTCACTGAACCCCTCTTCGAAATACGAACCGACTCTTTCCCCCTTGGCATCCCAGACCTCATAAAAGAAAAAATCAAATTTCATGGGGCAGTGCCATTTGGGGGAGCCATCTTTTTTAAGCTCCCCTTTCCGCGTGGCGAAACCACACAACAATTTTCCGCTAAAGGAATTGTCCGTTGGAAACCCTTGGTGGGCAGCATAATTTGTTTTGGCTTCTTTTTCAGAAAAACCATCCAAATACTTTTGGATTTCGGAAAGCTGCATTTCAAATCCTACTAATTCGTCTTCATCCAAGGGTTTCATCCTGACCACGCCAGACTTTTTGGCTTCGGGGTCGAGATCGAATTTCAAGAAAAGAAATTCACTAACCCTCTCAGAATATTCGGGAAATAAATTTTTAACCGCCAAGCTATACATCAAGTCTTGCAGGTTATCCGTTTGATCCTTGCCCTTAAAAACATCCTTGCTGGTTTTAAAGTCCCGAATAATGGCGAGTTTTTGTTTTTTATACAAAAAAAGCTTATCGATAAAGCCTCTTATCTTATATTGCGTCTCTCCATCCTCCTTAATGATATCAAAGTCCTTCTCGGAATACTCTTTGGTGGGCTTGCCTAAATCCTGACCAAAAAAGTCATAAGTTAAGCCATTAAAGATCATCTCCTTCATCATGGTGATATTCTCTTCGTCATCCACCCCCTCTCTTGCTGCGTGTTTGAGAATCAGCCTTTTGATCGAGGGAACAGAAAACACATCTTCGGTTTTTAATATTTTATTAAAATACCTCTTTCTCCCTTTCACACCCAAAACCTCAAAGACTAAGTGGCAAATAGAACCGCGCCTAGCCCCATCATTACTCTTTTCGGGTAGTTTGAGCTTGTATTTGCACCAATACAGCCACGAACACGATTGCGCCGTCTTAATTCTACTCGCTGAAAGGGGGGTGGTTGGCTCACTCATCACTAAACATTAAGGCGGTCTTAATTTCTTTTTTAGTGAAGCAGGACGTATTATCTTTGATAAATTCGCAGATATAATTTAACTGTTTGGTCTGATTATATTCTTTTTTAATCCAATGTTCATTGAAATTATATTCATCACAATGAGCGTCACCAAAATCATTATACGGCGCAGGGGGGAATTTTACAATTAATCTCTCTAGGTCAAAGTAAGCGGAAAGTTTCACAAAGGTTTTTATTGCTGCCGTAAATCCTCTATTTTCCCCGCTATCGCGGTCATTATTAGTAGAGATGAAAATCCGATTGATAGACTTACTATTAAGATAGTTGATAATATGACTATTGACGGATAAGCCAAACATAACCAAAACGTTTTTAATACCTTGTTCATAAAGTGCCATTGCATCTCCAATGCTTTCAACTAAAATTGCTTCCTCCGCGTTATCGATTGCCTCATCTACCCCGATACCCCGATTAAACGCAGGATAAACCCAGTTATTTCTGCGACCAATGTGTTTCCATTTTGGGTAATTGTTACCATCATCCACCTTGCGCCCTGAAAAACCTACTATCTGGTGATGCTCGTTATAAATGGGGAAAACCATTCTTCTATACATCTTGCCAACCCCCGCAAGACCCACGCTAAAGGCTTTTTGAGTGGCCTCGGAAATCCCCCTCTTTAGGTAAAAGTTGTAATTCGGGAAAAGCTTATCAAGTGATCCCTCGGGATAAATTTTTTCCATGTCTATAGTTTGTTTTGGGGTATAAACGGGTGCGATTTCCCTTTTTGCTCCACCTAAGATACTCGCCAGTTCTTTGGGGTTGTCCTTGAGTGTGCCTTTAACCAACGCCTCAAAGGGTTTCGAGCCTTTGTTCTCAACAAAATCCATCCACACTCCAGTGTTTTTGTAAATTTTAACAGCAGTTTCATTGTCTCCGTCCCGATACAAAGCCCGAGTTCTCCAGTGATCCCCGCAATCAATTAGGATGTAGCCCATTGACTCCAAGATTCCTTGGAAGTCCTCAGAACTGATCGAAGTCTGGGATTGTTTCTTGGAATCCATCACTATCTAAATCCTCTTCACCCTCTAACATCCGAGCGATGTCCCGCAAATCGCCCCTCTCCGTAATATTAAAATTCCTAAAATCTAAATTAATAGCATTCTTACGAAGGCTATCCCCCACGCGGACGGGTTCGATAGCTCCCGCTATATCGCTACCGAGATGACGAGCCTTAACATTAATGAGTTTATGCGTTCCAAATCTGTTTCCCTCGGTTTCCATTTCGTCTGCCGTCTTATTGCGAAGAATAAACATGTGGGAGCAAAACTGAGTTATGCGATCTGAGAGGGAAACAATGGACTCGTCATCCACAATGTTTTGGGAATTTCTATTATTGGTAATTCCATACCTATTAGACTGCACGGAGGTAATCATTGGGATTACGGGGTTACCATCGTGCAGAATCTCCTTTTGAACGCACTTCTTAAACTTGTCTACCATTTCTCCTACTACCTGCCACTCAGATTTATTGGCGATATTTTCGGAGGTTGTTTTAATGTAATCAAAAGAAAAGACCATTTGGTTGCCTCGCCCCACTTTAGAATAGTAGAAGCGCTTAAGGGTGTTAACCATTGAATCAACATCCATTCCCCCAACATTATAATAATAAAATTTTAAGTTCTTAATCTTGGGCCAAACAGAACGAACTTTGTTAACCACTTCTTCTCCAGCTTGGCGCCACTTACCGCTTTCCAGCAGGTGCATGGAAACGCCTGAGAGGGCGGCGCATTGGCGCATAATTAGCTCCTCCTTGCTCATTTCACCATTATCGAAGTGCAAGACGGGAATGTCATACTTGAGGCTCACTTTCGTTGTGTAGTCCATGCAGAAATTTGTCTTACCCACTCCAGAACGCGCTACAATGACGGTAATGTTTCCTGGGCGTAATAGGGAGCCGTAAATGTCATTAACTTTGGGGTGAGGCCCCATCATGCCAAATTCAGTTACGGGATTGTTCCCCCGATCCTCAATAAGGTTCTCCATGTCTTCATAAATATTCTCGGGAATGTCATTGCCCAATTCATAAAGATTGATTCTGGAATTGTAAGCGCTGTCTGCGGCTTCAATGATACTGCGGTAACACGCCTCGGGTGGCATGTTTTTCATTTTTTTCCCAATATCTACGGATGACTCTAGAATTTCTCGCCTAATAGAATACTTTTTAAGTTCCTTGGCCGTCTTAATGGTGTTGCCATTGGGAACCTTGCGTAACGCTAAAGACTTAATATAATCAGAGGGATTGAGGTTGTCTTGGAAGGAGATACCCACATCATTTACGCGCTGAGCAATTATCACCTCGTCTACTTCGTCCCCTGAATCTATGGCTTGTTGAATTATCCTAAAAATAGTAGAGTGGAGGGAGGTTTTTTCTGAATAAAAATCACCCGTGCCAATAAAGTTGGATATTTCCGCTAACGAGTCTGGCTCTTTAATTAAGCCAGCCAACAACTGCTTTTCGAGTTCGAAATTGTAAATCATTCTTCTGGTTGGTTTAATTTAAGACTATCAAGATTGCGTAAATAATCTCCCATGGTCTTTGTGAGTGCCGCTTCCGTCATTCCTGAGTCATATTTAAAATAGATAAGGGGGTCACCATGTTCAGAAGAAAGGGCCATTAACAGCCCTTTGTATTTCTCAGCGCCCCCCGACAATTCATAAATCTTATCCACCCATGCGGTAGGTAATCTAAAATCGCTTTCTTCGTTATCGTGATCTAAATTCATAAATAAATTTCTTGGTCTTCAAAAAGGGAGGCTGTTACTACGTCTTGAGGATAAACCTCTGCTAACTTTATATCATTAGCCTTACAGAAGTCAAGTTTCTTCTCATCTCTTTTTAGCTGATCCGAATACTTAAAGCGGTTCTTGTGAAAAAATTTAACATACTTTGTGTGTTGCGCCCCCTGAACCTCTACGGCAATTTTTTTGTTAGCGTTGTAGAAATCCAAACTGAGTCTACTCCCCACGACCCTAAATTCCTCAAACACAATGTCATTCTTCCAATAAGGGTGTAGAAACTTTTTTACTGCTGTTTGAAATTTACTTCGGCTTGGTTTCTCCCAATCTATTAAATATTTTTTTGCATTTTTTAAATTTCTCTGTTTTCCAAATGCGTCGATAAACTTCATACCTGTATTTGTTCTTTAAAATACCCTATTAAGAATTTACATAACTCTTTGTTTTCTTCAACCGTTTTAAAAAGCTTCGTATCGCCCTGAATCTTGTCTGGAAATTCCAAATCTTTGGAATTTAAAAGCTCCCTAAAGTCATCTGTAGGCTTTATCCAAGCACCTTTCTTTTCAACGAATTCCCAAGCATAAAGAAGGTCTATAACTTCCTTTTCCACCCAAATGGATGTGCCGTCAGTGCGACCATAACGAATGGGATAAGAGATGGTCGTATTGGTATTCTCATGGGCTGACTTTTTGATTGTGACTTTTGCATTGTGACCAATGATAGGATTCTTTTTTGCGTCCATTGTTTTAATGGAGGGGTTTTGTAATATCAAATCCCCCTTAAAGCGAGGTTCAAACTCCATAATGTTATTGGCGAAGTGGAGAAGGGCGTTACCTCCCGTCGCGGTGGTTTGGCGAACGGGAGCTTTTGAATAGGGGTCAAGTTTAATGTCGGCGCGAACTTGACTAATAAAAATAGCCATATGGCCCCGTTTTCCCAGAGCAGTGCTGGTTTTCTTGCAGAAGTCGGAAGCGATGACTGCGCCACCAGCCACTTTACTGCTTTCGTCGAAATTCTTCCCCAAATCATCTTTACGAATTAATCCGTCTACAGAATCCAATATAAAACAATATTTAATCTTCTCTTCATTATTGGTGATTAGTTGCCTTATGAGACCCATGGAGGTTTCGTAGATATTACTCTCAAAAACAAAACAAGTTCCATCTACCCACTCTTCGGGTGAAAAAACAAACTTCACGCCTGACCTCTCCTTAACCTCGGGGCCAAGCCGACCCTCTGCTTTGATGTAGAGTCCCCTTGATTTATCAATTGTTCCAAGGAAATTCTTCATAACCTGCAAAGATTCAGAAGTCTTGCCCCCCTCATTAACGCCCGTAAAACGGTGTAACCCAGGCCCAAATCCTCCCGCCAAATACAGGTCTAACTGTAGTGAACCGCTAGAAACCTTGTATTCCACGGTGTCTTCAAAATTATAGTGGTCATCCCTGTTTGCCTTCAAATAATTGCTAAGAATGTCTTCTGGATTTACGTCTTTACTCATCTAAAAAATCTTTTATAGTTTTTCTCTTGGGGGAAATCACCGCGTCTTTCCCCGCCTTCTCCCCAACATGATAGGTTTGATACTTGGATAAATCAACCCTAAAATTAAAAGCCCTGAATTTTTGATCCAAGGCATCTCTCAGCTTCTCGCTAACGAGATAAGCTAGGGAGTCAAACTTTTTTCCAAAGTCTACTATATCCATAAACTCTAACGAATAACGCTCGCAAAGATCGTTAAGCATTTTCATCTCCCTCGCAAAAAAAGGTCGCCTTCCTTTATCGGGAACTTCCAATAAACGAAAAATGATCTCTCTTTTATTCGGACCTTTTGACTTTGCCACTATGGCAGTATAGCAGTCTGTAGGTCGGTGTCAACCATTTTTCTAACGAGTTGTAAGAAATTACATTTGGGGTTCCATCCCATTTGCTCCCGAGCGAGAGTCGAATCCCCCAATAACAAATCCACCTCTGCGGGACGATAAAAATCTTTATTAATTTCGACAAGGCAGTCGTCACCATGAAAGTATTTTTCGTCCACACCCTCCCCGCGCCAAGCGCACTGTTCTCGGTGAAATCCGCCAAAATTAAAAGCCTCCATAACAAATTCCCTAATGCTGTGAGTCTCGTCGGAAGAAAGCACATAATCTTGGGGCGCCTCCTGATTAAGCATTTTCCATACGCCGTCCACGAAATCTTCCGCATCACTCCAATCTCTTTTAGAGTCCAAGTTGCCCAATTGAAGGGGTGTTATCCCCGCTCCTCTCTGAAGCTCCATAAAAATACGGGCCACATTCTTTGTGATTTTTCTAGTGACGAATTCCTCCCCCCGACGCACACCCTCATGGTTGAAGAGCCACCCCTGCACGGCATAGAGGCTGTAGGAGTCCCTGTACACCTTAACTAGGTGCCTAGCGGCACATTTAGAAGCTCCATATGGGCTTCTGGGACGTAGGGGGTGATCTTCAGCCTGTGGAGTCCGCACAACGTCCCCAAACTCCTCAGAGCTACCCGCGTTGTAATAACGACAGTTTGGAGCGTGTCTGCAAAGAGCCTCCAATTGATGCAGAACTGCGAGAGCGTTGGTATTCATATGGTTCACGGGCATATGCCAACTACTGCCCACAAAAGAATTAGCTGCAAAATTAATAAAATAATCAGGCTTGTGTTCAGCAATGACCCGATCAGTATTTTGAGCGTCTGTAACATCTAAGTCAATCAAAAAGAAGCGTGGATTATCCTTCAGGTGGGCGATGTTTTTGTGGTTTTTCACACTTAAACGCCTAATTCCACCTACGATGGTGTGTTTGGTATGTTTTAGCAGATAATCGACCATATGGCTCCCATCTTGCCCCGTGACCCCTGTTACTATTATTTTTTTCATATCAGTCCCCCTTGATTACCCTGTAACTATCACTATCAAAATGTTGGGTAGAAAATTCAAACATTTGCGTGTCTTCAAGCGCTGTCATTTGATGCCTCATTCCCACCTCGACATGGAAATTATCCCCCTCCTCCAAAACGACTTCGATGGCATTAGAGAGAATATCTCCGTAACTGTAAGAAACCAGTAATTTTCCGCGATTTATATAAAATACCTCATCCTTGAGTTTATGGTAATGCCAAGAGCATTTTTTACCCTTAGCGAAAAATAAAATTTTCCCGCAATACTCGGGCTTGTTTACGATCCATTTTTCATATCCCCACCCCTTAGGAACAAATTTAATTTCTTCAAAATTCTTCATTGTTTTAGTAGTTTCCATACCAAGGCTCATCAATCAAATTATACATCTTTATTAGTTGTTTGATTCCTGCGTCTAAATCGTATTCACACTTAAAGCCTAAGTCGTATATCTTCTGGCTACTTACAATATAATCCCTTTTATCAAGATCTTGGGTAAATTCGGCTTTTATTATTTCGGCAGGACAGTATTCGCTAATTTTCTCAGCCAATTGAAGCTTGTTCATATTAATATCATCGTTGCCGATATTAAATGTTTCGTTTTTACATTTGTCCCAATTCTCAATAATAAAATTATAAACTCGGCAAATGTCCCAAATATGCACATAGTTCCGCATGAATTCGCATTCATATAAAACCAAAACTCTATCTTTTAGGGCTTTTAAAACAAAATTATTGACTAATAAGTCGGTTCGCGGTCGGCTTGAGGGGCCAAAAACGGTTGCCAACCGAAGGGTGCAACACTCTTCGGCTTTTTGATAGGCTCTTTCGGCGCTAACTTTAGTAGATCCATACAGAGATATAGGATTGAGAGGAGATTCTTCGGTGCATACACCATTGGCGCCCCCCACGCCGTAACCAGAATTAGTGCAGGGATAGATAACCCCTTGATTTTTGGATTTATTTTCCGCTATCCATTCATTGACGGTATAATTAATTTCAATAGCTTCCGTTGGCTTGTCTTCGCATAGTGGAAATCCCACCAAACACGCAAGAGGAATAATAAGATCGGCTTCCCTCAGTTTTGGTTTAAGCAGATCCCTTCTGCGGATATCCATTTTTTCAAAATGAAATTTGGGATGACCGACATATCTCAGGAGAGATGTGGTGCCATAGTCCAAAGTGTCCACCACCGTGACTTCGTGGCCCTTTTTGAGCAAAAATCCCACCATTTCGCTCCCAATATATCCCGCGCCTCCCGTAATTAGTATTTTCATGACATCTTTACCACATTTACCCCTCTTTGCTGCACGACTTGTGTGGCGCACTCATTTCCAAAAACTATACTCTCCTCAATGCTTTGGTTTTCAAGATATTTTACGCACAATGCGGCCAAAAAACTGTCTCCAGCACCACACAAATCCTTTATTTCAACATTTTCAACTGGATACATTTTGTCTTTAAATCGGCAACCGTGACTACTCAGGGTAACGAGTAGCTTTTCTTTGCACCACGGCGCTGTATCTAAATATTCTTGAGACTGCTCGTATTCGTCTTTATTAATCTTTAAAAATGAACACTCTTCACAAAAATCGCCAATTTTCTTTTTAGAGTCTATAAATACGAGACTATGATTACGGCAAATGAATTCTATATCGCACTGTGTCAAAAAACCCTTGTTGTAATCAGAAACCACCACAAGTTCATATGGATCTAATAGAGACTTTGAGAGGTTTTTAATCCGAGTGACGCTTTCCTGACCTGAATCCACCCTTATAAACATGTGGTTGGTTTTCTTTTCTACATATCTTTTCTTCTCTGTTAAAGCAGTATTTGTTTGTAGATCAGCGTTGCCACCCAGTGAGATAATGTTGCGGTATACGTTGCCCGCCATTCCATCATTGTGTTTTTCCTCAGTTGGAACGAAAACAGGAACGGGCGAATCGGGAGCCAACCTTTTGCAGGAGCCATAAACATGCACATCCTTACATGAATCGCCAATAACTAAAATTCTAGCCATTCCAGCTTATTTCCCAATCTTTAAATTCTGCGGCCAAACAATCGATCTTATAGTCCTTTCGCCCACTTGCAGCGTCTTGTATTTTATTTTTGGCAGTATTCCTAATGCCGTTAAGCCCGTGAGTAAGCTCCAAATTGTTTCCATCCTTAACGCCCTTGCGGTAATTCGCCTCGTTATGCCAAATGTGTAAATTCATCTGCGATAAAACAACTATGGCCCTTATTGTATTGGCGTCAACGGTTATATTTCCCTCCGTTAAGGCTAAATCTATATCGTGCAGAATATCCGCAATTTCAGCGGAAT